AATGCAGGCGCGGAACTATTCATGGGGGCCAACCCTGGCAACAGCCGATTGGCAATATCCTTGGTCCGATAACTCACTTTTAGCAGAATATGATGTTTCTGGCGGTTGGACCGCTGACACATACTATGCTTTTACGTCGGAAGCGGGGATGGCTGACGCTGTTAATAAAACGGGTTACACCTATTTTATTATTGGTACTGACACGATTGACGGCATTGCCCCTGCGTCTATTGATTGGTCCATTTATCATACGAGCGACGAACCCGGCACGTCGAAAGACCCTAAGTTGGAAATCACAACAGAAGATGTGCCTGACTTTACGCCATTTGTTATGTGGGTGTCCTGATGCCTGACTTGCAGAAAATAGAAATCCCGCCTGGTATCTTCCGGAATGGCACGGAATATCAGTCAATGGGGCGCTGGTATGACGCCAATCTTGTGCGCTGGCGTAACGGCACCATGCTTCCTGTCGGCGGCTGGGCACCATTTACGTCAACGCAAATGACTGGTGTCCCGCGTGGTGCTTTAGGGTGGACCGATAATTCAGGTGATGCTCGATTGGTCACGGGGACGGCATCGAAGCTGTATTCTGTGAATGAGGCGCAGACGGTTTCCGACATTACGCCGGTCGGCTTGACTACGGGTAACGAAGACAGCACGGCCATTAGCGGCTATGGCGGTGGTTTGTATGGTGCTTATGAATACGGTACGCCGCGTAGTGATGCGACTTCTTTGGATGACGCCGATACATGGTCATTGGATGTTTGGGGTCAAAACCTTGTGGGGTGTCTGACTTCGGACGGAAAGTTGTATGAATGGACAACATCTGGTGTTGCCGCGCAGATCAGTAATTCACCAACAAGCTGCAATGCAGTAATGACAACCGATGAACGGTTCGTGTTCGCTCTTGGCGCAGATGGGAATGGTCGAAAAGTGTCATGGTGCGACCAAGAGAACAACACGGTCTGGACGGCGGCTTCTACTAATCAGGCTGGCTCTAAAGAACTGACTACTAACGGCAAGTTAATGAATGGGATGCGTGGCCGTGGACAAGCGATTTTGCTGACTGATATTGATGCACATGTCGCGAATTATGTCGGCCCGCCATTTATTTATTCGTTCTCCAAGGTGGGCGACAATTGCGGTTTGGTTGCGCCAAATGCTGTTGTCTCACTTCCAAACGGCAATGTTATGTGGGCGTCTTATCAGGGCACCTTCTATGTGTATGACGGTTCCGCTGTTCGTCCTGTCCCGTGTGAGGTAACAGATTACCTAAAGGCTAATGTGAATTGGGACCAGAAGGCGAAGATTGCCGCAACGTCAAATAGCCTGTTTAATGAGGTTTGGTTCTTTTATCCGTCAACGGCAGGCGACGAATGCGACAGTTACGTTTCCTATAATTTCATCGAAGGCCATTGGTCGGTTGGTTCAATGGATCGGTCGTGCGGTGTGGACGTTGGCGCCTATGATGTACCGCTATTCGTTTCAACGGATGGGTACTGGTACAAGCATGAAACAGGTTTTTCTGTAGGCGGTGCTTCTGTTTATGCCCAAAGCGGTCCTATTGAAATGGGGATGGGGCGATATTGGGCATGGGTCACAAGCCTTGTTCCAGACGAAAACACTTTAGGTGATTTGCAGGTATCGTTCATCGGCGCAGCGTCCCCTACAGGCGACCAAACGACATATGGGCCATATACCCCCGGAAACTACACAGATATGCGCTTCACGGGGCGCCAGATGGCCGTAAAGGTCGAAAGCACGGGGGAAAAAGAATGGCGCTGGGGCGTTCCGCGTATTGAGGTTCAAGTAGCGGGAGAGCGTTAGATGCGGTTCCCGCCTGTCCCTGACCAATGGAACATTGATTACCAGCTTTTGTTCAGCACCCAAGTTGAGGCGCTGGCCCGACAATCACGCAAGGTTGGTGAAGATTTGATTGTTGGCGGTAACGACGGAACCCGCGTTGAGCGTGTTATCTACCCTTCTATTGAAGGTTGGGGCGTCCAGGTTGACCCTATAGAACCGACCTATCCGTGGAAGGATTTGCGCGGTCATATCCTGTCCAGAACGGGCGGCAACGCCCCCCCTGCGTTCAGTCAGTATATCGGTGACATCTATCAGTGGAATTTTGACAGCGCCAGCCAAGAGCAAGAAGTATTCAACGAATACCACATGCCGCACGATTATGCTGTTGGTACTGACCTATATGTGCATACTCACTGGTCTGTTGATGCAGCTAGCACAGGCGATGTGAATTGGCTGTTCGATCTGGCTTATGCCAAGGGGTACGATCAGGCTGTTTTTGAGGGAACAGCCGGTAGCGGTTCTCCTGTTACGGTGTCGGTTACGCAATCGTCACCAACTGCTTTCAAGCACCAGATTGCAGAGGTTGAATGTTCTGCGTCTGGTGGGTTGATTTCACCGGCTACGGTCAATGTTTCAATCACCAGCGGAACAGCAGCCTTAACGGCGGCTTCTGCACTGTTTACGGCAGCAGATATTGGGCGGACTGTGACGATTGTGGGCGCTGGTTCTGGAGGGGCTGATCTGGAAACAACAATTTCTGGATATAGCAGTACCACTTCTGTTACTCTTGCAGACAACGCCTCTACGACGGTCAGCGCACAAGACGCTTTCAGGTATCGCGTTCTTGATACTGATTTGTTGGAGGTTGATGGCCTGATAATGGTGCGAACCTGGCGTCATGCGACAAGGACAGCGGATACCTTGAACCAAGCTCCGTTCCTTCACGAAATTGACATACATTACCAAAGCACCGGCATTGGTACTAAAGGGCGTAACGGCCCGGACTTTTGGAGTTGACGATATGGGCTTGTTTAGCGGCGGTGGCACACCAAAATATCTGAAAAAGCAGGGTAAGAAGATACTTGGCGAAGCGTGGGATGTTTACAATTCCACGTCGTTCAATCCGTATGAGGGTGAAGCCGTTGCCCCGATGAATAATGTCCTGTCTACGGCCATTAACAATGCAGCGACGGCAACAAACCCCGGCCAAGGCATGTTCGATCAGGCTGTGTCGACGGCGCAGGGTGCTGCCAATACAGCGGCGGGGTACAGGCCGCAACAGATTCAATACACCAATGTTGCTCCTACAACGGTAGCGGCGGCGCCGACTGTTGCCGCTCCTCAAATGGTGACATCACAGGACGTTCAGGCGGGGTCATTCCTTGACGCCAATATGGACGATTACATGAACCCGTATATTCGGAATGTGATCGACGCCACAATGTCTGATCTAAATTACAATCGGGAGGTGCAGCGCGTTGCTGATCGGGCCTCTGGTGCGGCGGCGGGCGCTTTTACCAATGACCCTCGAATGCAGGTGTTGACGGCAGAAACAACAGGCGTCTTTGACCGCACAGCGGCAGGGACAATTGCTGATCTGTACCGTACTGGCTATGACACAGCGTCAAACCTGGCTGTTGGCGATATTGACCGTCGTTATAATGCTGGTGTTTCTAACGCTGATCGGAGCCTTACCGCCCAGGGCGCGAACCAGACGGCGGCGAATGAAGTGGCTTTAGCCAATGCGAAGTTGGCCTCCGAAGCCAATATGAAACAGGCTGACATTAACGCCGACGCCGCATTGGCTGATGCATCTGGCCTTTTGGACGCTTCTACGAAGAATGCAGATATGGGGCTGGCGGTAGCCAAGTTGGCGGCTGATACGGGATTAGACGCCAGTCAGATCATGGCTTATGCAGGGTCGCAGGCAGGCCAGCAGGATGCCGCATTTAGGAAGCTGGCGCTTGACGCAGGTTTGACGCAGCAGCAGTATGACCAGTTGTTGCCGACATTTAACTATGAGCAGTACGTCGCAGAGCAAGACTTCCCGTTCAAGAAGATGGGCCTTCTTACAGGCGCCATTAGCAGTATCGGCAACCAGAGAAGCGGCAGCAGTGTTGCCTCTGGTATTGGTGACCTAGCATCGGGGCTGGGTAATTTTGCTAGTGGAATGAAGCAGCGTTAGGGGGCAGCATGATGGACAATCAGGCATATAATTCAAACGGCCTGACGGACGAGCAGCGCAAAAGTCTTGAAAAAAGAGATTGGCGAGACAAGGTTCTTTGGCTTTTTGGCCAGGGTGACTATCACCAAGAACGCCAGCGCCAAGATTTTCTGGACGAAAACGAGCGTCAGCGCCAAATGAGCGGTCTTGCTCAACAGAAGCGTAAGCAGGGCATCATAGATCAGGCTATGGCAGAGGTTCAGGTGCCCTACCAAATGGGGCAGACAGGTTATGACCCCACTATGGGGCAGCGCATGGGGATGCTATCAGGCGCCATTAACGGTCTTGGTTCTTATGGTTTGAGCGGTCCTGTCCGTCGGGTAAGAAGGTAGGGTAATATCATGGCAGATCAGAGGTACGGTGCAGACGGCCTGACAGACGAACAGCGCCAGTACGCTAAAGAAAACCGTGATTGGCGGGATCGTGTTTTGTGGTTGTTTGGTCAAGGTGATTATCACAAGAACCGGCAGCGCCAAGAATTTTTGGACTACAACCGAGCTGTTGCCCAGCTTCAGGCGGACCAAGCGCGGGGCGCGGCATCACGCGCTTTGGAAACGACGCGCCAGATTGATGCGGATCAAGACTTTTTAGCGACAGCAGCTAGCCAGTACGCGGCAACAGGACAGGCTTTCTCTCGCGAAGCTGTTGACGCAGCAAAGCGCCTTGGTGTCACGCTGGATGATACTATGGTTGGCGGCGCCGTCACCAATCGAACCGTCTTTACCCCCGATCAAGAGGCAATGCTTGGTAATCTACCGTCTATGGGGAAATATGTTAATGACATAAGGTCAGAGGGAAGTGGTCCTGCTGCCCGGTATGCCCGTTCATTGAGGGTTGCCGGTATCTCTCCTGATACTGTTGACCGATACACACCTCCCCTTCGCGAAGGGCAGGTTTTGAATGATGACTTCACGGTGGCGACCGTTCCCAACTTTGATGAATCCGCATCTAACACGGCAGGCATGATCGCAAGCGCGGAGGCAAAGGCGCGGGCAGACCAAGATCCTATCCAGGTTATGGACAAGAGAACGGGTGAAATAGTTATCGTTCCGAAGACAGAAGCAGTGCGGAACCGGAACTATGTAGACGCCTCTACGGGCCGTGAGTTGCGGGCAGAAGACGATGCTTCGAAACTGAAGGCGGCTGCTAGCGCCCAAAGTAATGCTATGATGAATAGCTTTATCACTAATGCCCTGAATAACATCACGCCATATACGACAGGTTTTGGGGCGGCATTGCAGTGGGTTCCAGGCACAGATGCCAAGAGGCTTGCTGGAGAACTTCAGGCCATTATCGCCAATATTGGGTTTGACCGCCTTCAGTTGATGCGTGACCAGTCTACAACAGGTGGTACGCTGGGTAATGTCAGTAACATTGAATTGAGCATGTTGCAGTCTGTGAGCGGTACGTTTGACCAGGCCAATGATCCTAACCAGCTTGCTTATAACCTGACCCGGTATGGCAAGGTGCTGAACGCCATCGTGCATGAAGGGCTGGAGGCCGCACAGCGGGCCTACATGGAGCCATATGATCCGAAACGGAGTTATGTGGAAGAAGGCAGAATGGAAAGAGAATTGATGGTTACGCCGGACACAACCAATGTAACCGTGCGCCGTGTAGAATAAGAATGGTGATGCTATGCCTAGATATGAAGTAGTCATTGACGGTTATGAGTATGGATTTGACTATCCAGATGAAAATACGCCCGATGAAGTTCTTCGTGGGAGAGCGGAAGAAATGGCTCGCCGTTACAGAGCGGCGCAGCAAGGCGACGACGAATATCAGAGCATTTATGATCGCCAAAAGAAGGCCCATAGCGGGGTGCAAGGAGCTTTGGCTCAAATGGGGCACGGCTCTTTGCTGGGGTACAGTGACGAAATAAACGCGGCCTTGGCTACGCTGATTTCTGGCCCGGAAGGGTCATTCACCGACTTGATTACGGGCGAAGGCAGCGACTATTACGACAAGCGGCTGGACATTAACCGCCGTGTTCTCAATGAGTACCGGGATAAAAACCCTGTTCTTGCACCTGTCATGGAAGGTAGCGGCGGGGTTCTGACTGGCTTGGTTGCTGGTCGCGCTGGGTTGGGCGGCACGGGTAGCACGCTGGGGCAAACAGCAAAGATTGGCGCAACAGAGGGCGCAATTGCGGGATTTGGTGAAGGGGAGGGCGGTTTTGTCAATCGCGCCTTTACAGGTGGCGTCGGGGCCACCCTTGGCGGCGTTGCGCCTTATCTTCTAGCCGCTGGTCGTCCTGCGGCGCAGTCTGTTGCGCGGAACGTGGGTAGATTTTTGGACCCAGGCATCCAGAAGTTGAACAAAGCGCAACGCCTGTTGATGGAAGACTTGCGGCTTGACGCCTTCAATCCGAACAAGCTGCGTCGTGTGCCGGGCAAACAGCAGACGGTAGCGGATATAGGGGGAGCTAACACGCTGGCAGAAATGCAGGCAGCGGCGGCTATTCCTGGAAACCCGATGCTGGATGAAACGGTGGATTTCATGTCTGCCCGTCGCGCCAACCAGTACGGGCGAATTACTGATGACGCCGTTAGTTTGACGGGCCAGTCGCCCATTAACCGCATACAGGCTGAAGACGAAATTCTGGATGCGGCACGCAGGGAGGCAGACGATCTTTATCAGGCTGCATATGCTAATCCTGCGCAGATTGGTGATCTTGATACCTTGCGGCTGCTAGACAGTGACATTGTTAAAGAGGCTTACGATGATGCTTTGCGTCTGTATGACGCAGAGCGTTCGGCTGGAATGTTGATTAACAAGGATTTGCCCCCGCTGGACAATATCTTTGTTAAAAATGCAAAAACAGGGCAGGTTCGTTTGGTGCGCTCCCCAAATATGCAGACCCTTGATTACATCCAGCGTGCTTTGGACGATAAGGTGACGCAGCTTTACAAAGACGGTAAAGGTGGCCTAGCCGGTATCGCCAAAGAAACGCGCCGTAAGCTGATTTCTGCAATGGAGAAAATTTCCCCTGAATACGAACAGGCTCGACAGGTTTGGCGCGGCAAGTCAGAGGGGCAAGACGCGCTGAAAGCTGGCAAGAAGTTCTGGACGGCTTCTGAAAATGATGTTGCTAATGCCATGAAAGACATGTCTGCAACAGAACAGGCGCTTTACCGCCAGAGTGCAATGGAAAGCATTCAGGACAATGTTATGCGCCCGTCTGACACAATCAATGTGGTAGGTCGCCTGAATAATGAAACCATGCGCCGCAAGCTGGCCAAGATTTCTACCAATCCAGAGGCCGTGGAAAACTACCTTCAACGCGCAGACATAGAAAAAAGCATGGCCCGTACCGAGGACGCCATTCTTACCGGGTCGCGGACAAAGAACATGGCGGCAAAGATGAAGGCCATTGAAGAAAACCCTAGCCTTATTTCAAGGGCTGTTAGCAAATTCCGCACACCGGCCACCGCCTTCGACACGCTCACAGAAGCCATGACTTCGGCGGGCCAGCGTGACGCTGCGGGGACGACAGCGGGTGAGCTATTGCAGCTTGGTGCTACGGAATTAAATGAAAATCAGCAAAAACTTATTGCTGATTTGTTCAAGTCTTACATGCTGGAGCGTGAAGTTGATCGGATCGGGATGGCTGGCGCCCGTTCGGCTTCGTCTTTCGCCAACCGCATGACACCATATGTCATTTCAAATTAACCCCTCTATATAAGTATGTTTTTTTATGATCAACAAGCTAAAACAGGGGCGCGATTTTGGAGAGTTGGCTAGACCCGCTGTTAGGATACGGCCCCCTAGGAATGTGGTTGGTGTGGCAATTATACCGCGACAACAGGCAGGCCAAGGCGATTACGGATTTGACACAAGCCTTGAGCGAAAACGCCGCGAGTCAGCAAACAATCGCAACCGCCATCACAGATATCCGCACGCATCTCATGGGGCGCGGTCAATGATGCGGAAGATTATAAAGATTTTAATTAAACATGAATGTTTGAAAGGCGCGGACAAGGCGATAAGAGATCATAAGGAATCGTCGCGCGTCTTAAGGGGTGAAATTGAGAAATTATCACAACAATTAAAGGCACAAAGGGAAGATGTTTGACCTTTTGGATATTTGCAGGGATTTTTTGGGCTATCTAATGATCGTCGTCATGGCTGTCTGGGTCAAACAGCGAATGGCATGGATTCACAACACAACAGGGTCAATGAGAATGGACGCCCGCGCGGTTCAGTGCGTTGCGCTTTGCATGATCGTCTCGATCTTGTTTTGGCAGGTCGGGTGGCATGAAGTCGGCGCAGGGCCGGAGAATGTTAATTTTGTCCTGTTTGCCGTGGTTAGCCGCCTATGGCTGGTGGCCGCGTCGACAATGGCGGTGGTCTCATATTGGAACCTGACGGCTGGAGCCGATTGGCGGCGTAATGTACGGCGGCTGGCGGGGCTGGCCGGGATTGCATCGGCGTTGTCCATCGTGTCATACATTTTTTTACAGGTGGCCGCATGACAACATCACTGACAGACGAACAACTACAAGAAGCTGTAGATTTATTGGCGCGGCATTCTAGCGTCAGCGAGGCTTCGCGGCACACAAAATGGCCGTGCAAACAGCCTGCCTTTTCACATCGCCTAAAGTCTGCACGTGACGCGGGATTTGTGCCATCTCCGGGATCAATCCCTATCGAGCCTGACGAACTGGACGTTGTAAAGCAGGAGTTGCGCGATGCGCGGCTTCTTCTTACGCAGATCAAAAGCGAGGAGATTACCCGCGCAAATGTGCGGTCATGGGTTGGTCTTGTATCGGAAAAAGAAAAAGCGCCGCCAAAATGGATAGTTAAGCCAAGCAAACGCGCCGGTCTGGGTGTGCCAACACTGTTTGCATCAGACTGGCATTGGGGCGAGGTTGTAAATCCCGATGAGATTCATGGCGTCAACAAGTTCGACCTGGAGATTGCCAAGGCGCGGTGCAGGTCGCTAATCAATACGGCTGTTGGCCTGCTGACTAGCGAATTTAAAGACCCCGATTACCCCGGCATTGTCTTTGCTCTGGGCGGCGACATGATCACGGGCGACATTCACGAAGAACTATCCAAGACCAATGACGCGCCTATAATGCCGACGGTGGTTGACTTGTTCGAGAATCTTATTTGGTGCATATCAACCCTGGCGGACAGGTTTGGGCGGGTCTATGTTCCGTGTGTTACCGGCAACCACGGCAGGAACACAAAGAAGGTTCAAGCGAAAGAACGCAGCGCCACCAATTTTGATTGGCTGGTCTATTGCCTTCTGGAAAAGCATTTTTCAGGGGATGACCGAATTCAGTTTAATGTTGCCGAAGGTTCCGACTGCCTGTTTAAGATATACGATCACGAATATCTATTGTCACACGGCGACCAGTTCAGAGGCGGTGATGGCATGATCGGGCCGCTTGGCCCTATCACGCGCGGGCGACACAAGAAGGCATCGCGCAACGCGGCAATTGACATGCCGTTTCAGACAATGATCGTCGGCCATTTTCATACTTTGATGCAATTGCCTAACCTGATCGTCAACGGCTCGCTCAAGGGTTATGACGAATATGCGTTTCAGGGCAATTTTTCGTATGAAGTCCCGGCGCAGGCACTGTGGATCACTCACTCTGATCGCGGCATAACGCACCAGATGCCTATTTACCTCGAAGACAAAAAGAAAGGGGCGTCTAAGTCATGGGTGAGTTGGACAAAATAAGGACTTCTGACGGCGGTTTTGTTGCGTGGCGTTGGGTGTCGTTCACGCCAAAAGAGATGCTTTGCCGTTGTGGTGAATGTGATTCCTTCGTTGACGTTCAATTTATGGATTCCCTGCAATGGCTGCGCGATGCCTACGGCAAGCCTATGCCAGTGACCAGCGGCCATCGTTGCGAGGCGCACAACAGGGCGGTCGGCGGCAGTGGAACCAGCGGCCATTTAACGGGCCGTGCAGCCGATATACAGGTAAAGTGGGGCGATGCCCTAGACCTTTTGATCTTGGCCCATAAACGGGGCTTCACGCGCTTTGGCGTCAACCAAAAGGGGCGTTATGAAGGGCGGTTTATCCATCTGGGGATGGATAGGACAGAACCAACAATTTGGAGCTATTAATGGGCGAATTAATCTATCTGGATGAGTACAGGAAAGAAAAGAGGCAGGCGACGAAAGAAGAACTCGACGGAATCATTGAATCCATCTGGGCGGCGTTGTATTTCCGCTTTGACGCTACAATCGCCCCTGTTTCGCCAGAGGAAGATACCGAATAAAAAGCGGGTTTACACAAGAAAGGGTAAGAAAGATGAACACCTTGATTGATCGACTTAAAGAACCATCGACCTGGGCTGGGCTTGCTGGCTTGGGACTGTTGTTCGGCATGAGTCAGGATGAGTTTGATATTTACGTTGGCGCTATTACCGGCGCACTGGCGTTTGTGGCAATCATCCTGAAAGAGTCCAAGTGATATGTCGAGTTGGAGCAATTGGCCTCGCTGGTCTGCTTGGCCTAAGTGGATGCGCTGGCCTCGGTGGCCTAGAATGCAACCACGAAAGGACGATCTACGCCCTGGGGATGGTGGCACCAAGCCAAGCGGCAATCGTGACGAAGATAACAGAACGGAGAATTTGTGATGCGAGTTACACTGACGATCATGGGGGCGGTGGCCCTGTTTCTAACAGCACTAACTGACGAAGCCTTTGCGGGCGACAAAAACTCAATCTATTTCGAGCAACAGTCTGGCTTGGCCCGTGTGGGTTTCAGTGGCAAGGCGTGTGGCAGCTTTCCAATGCCCAGCGTTTCGCTAGATGGTGAACGGTCGTGTGCGCGGGTGCCGCTTACATATATGCACAAAAAGACTGACGCTAACGGCAACAAGACGAAGGAAGTTTTGAAGCTGGAAGATTACCACGACGAAACCTGCACTCGTGGCGTTGATGCCGCTGGCAACCCGACTGAAACCTGTTCAATCAAGGTGGTGTCTGGTCGTTCTGTTGACGGCAACTTTGGCCGTCGCCAGACATTCAGCATTCTTGGTGCGTTTGGTGAAGGTGACAGTTCTTCCGGCACTGACCGCACCTTCGCTACTGGTCTGGCTGGCGCCAGGCGCTCAACACAGCCTGCTAATTCTTCGGACTAGCCATTAACGGCTTGCAATCCTTTTTCCACATGCGCCACAGGGTCATTGGTTATGGCCAGATCACCCATAAGTCGCGTGATCTGTGCCGTCACCATTTCACCTTATCGGCCCAATAGGCGGCTGACATTTTTCCTTTGGCAATATTCTTGCCGTGGCGTGCTTTAAAGCTCGCACGTTTGCGCTTCATCGCTTGGCTTTCGCCCGCCTTGGGCTTGCCAGCGGTGTTGGCTCCTTGCTGGCCAAACCGAATTAGCTTTACCTTATCGCCTTCTTTGGCAAGCACCACATGGCTTTTTTTCTTGTGGCTGGGCGTGCGCTTGGGTTTGTTGTAGCCCTTTAGGCCATTCTTCGTTAATCGGCTGTCTTTTGCCATACCTAGTCACCTAGAACGGTATTCATTAGATGCGTTGGTCATTGTACTTCCCTCATCAATGGCTCGCAATCATTTACCCATATATCCCACGCTTCTACGGGGTCGTGGGTAATGTCCAAGTGAGACATCATCTTAATGATGCTTTCTTTATCGGGCGGAGTCTGTTGATTCCGCCCTTTCTGTACCTGTTTCAGCAGGACGGCTAATTTACTGTCGCCAAAGTCACTGAATGGGCGGCGTCTGTTTTTGTCTTTGTGTAGTGGCATTACCTATCCTTCTGTTCAATTCTTCTGGTACTTCATGTCCATTGTTTTTTGTCTATGTTGTCAGTAATGACCTGGCGCACTGCGCTGGGCGTTGTCAGGGCTGGATAATGTTCGCACAAGGCGTCGATCAGGTCAGCCGTCAAATATACTGAAACCTTCTTCCCCGCCTGTTTCCCCTTTGGCTTGCGGCCCGCGCCTTGGCGATAGCCGCCACGGTTTTCAGTCATTGTATTGCCTTTCTGCTTCTAATATAGCGTTGCCGATCATCTCCGGTATCTGCGGGACAACGGCATTGCCTAGCGCCTTGAGACGTTTTGCGCGGTTTTTTGTGATCGTGGTAGTGCGGGCTATTCCGTATTCCCAAGTTCCGTCCAGCCAGGCGGAAACCCCATGAGGGGTTCGACCCATTCCGGGTTCAGGTTTCCTGATCCTTCCAGCGCCTGCATTTTGTGGTCCAGCCGGTCGTTCGTTCTGTCCCTTCCGTTCTTGCGTGTCAGGGCTGCTTCGCTCGACCCCTTGTACATGGTCGCCGTTGGTGTCGGATACATCTTCGGCCATGTTTTCGGGTTGTTCACTTGGGCCGGTAGAGAAGAAGCGACATTCTCCGACCTGTCCCCCATCCTCTTTGTAAATGTCGAGTTGCTCTCGCCCCGCCCCGTGTCGCTGGCTTTGGGCGTGAGCCACAATCCAGAGCCTGTCGCGTCGGTGCGAGGCACCGAGGGCGCAAGCTGGAATAAGGAACGTCCTGCAGGCGTAGTCTTCACTTTCCAAGTCAGAAAGCACAGCGTCGAGGCCCATGCTGATGTGCCCAGCAACATTTTCGCCAATGACCCAAGCGGGCCGGTGTTCTTTGATGCAAGCAAACATCGATGGCCAGAGGTGGCGGTCATCGTCCGCGCCTTTTCGCTGCCCGGCTGTAGAGAAAGGCTGGCAGGGGTATCCCCCTGAAATAACGTCAACTGGTCCGTCATGAGTTAAGTTCCTTACATCTTCATAAATGGGTACATCGGGCCAATGCTTCCGCAGCACTTGCTGGCAGAACGGCTCTATCTCGCAGAAGCCTACAGTCTCGAACCCGCCCGTTCGTTCAAGGCCCAGTGAGAACCCGCCGATGCCGCTGAAAAGATCAAGAACCTTTAGTTTTTTCATTACCCTAACCCCAGCGCAGCCGCAACCTTGTCTTCGTTCATAACGTCATTGCGGCTCATGTAGACGGCGGGTCCGTCAAGTTCGACCTTGAAGCCTTCACCGTCAAATATACTGAAACCTTCTTGCCCGCCTGTTTCCCCTTTGGCTTGCGGCCCGCGCCTTGGCGATAGCCGCCGCGTTTTTCAGTCATTGTATTGCCTTTCTGCTTCTAGTATCGCATGGCCTATCATTTTGGGTATTTGTGGCACTACAGCATTTCCGAGCGCCTTCAATCTATTTTTGTCCAGTTTACGGGAAACCCCATCATTTCTTCCACGAACAGCGGGGACAGTGGGCCATCCCAATGCATTGACAAGTTGATCTGCTTCCCCTTCTCCAGTCGCCTTCTGATTGCTGGGTTCTTCGGCCCACCCCTGTCCCGATTGTCGGATGCTGTTGGTGTCGGCATGAACGCGCTTGCTATTGAGCGCATTATCCTTCCCCCCTTGTCCAGATTGGCTAGGCTTTTCCAATTGACGTTGTAATCGTGATGCTCCGATGCCGCTGGTGTGGGCAACAATCCAGAGCCTGTCGCGTCGGTGCGAGGCACCGAGGGCGCAAGCTGGAATAATGAATGCCCGGCAGGCGTAGCCTTCACTTTCCAGGTCAGATAGCACATCGTCGAGGCCCATGCTGATGTGCCCAGCAACATTCTCTCCAATGACCCAAGATGGCTTGTGTTTTTTGATGCAATCAAACATCGCTGGCCAGAGGTGGCGGTCATCTGCCGCGCCTTTTCGCTGCCCGGCTGTAGAAAACGGCTGGCAAGGGTATCCTCCGGTAATAACGTCAACTGGTCCTTCATGGTGTAACTCCCTAACATCTTCGTAAATGGGTACATCAGGCCAATGCTTACGCAACACCTGTTGACAGAACGGCTCTATCTCGCAAAAGCCGACAGTCTCAAAGCCGCCTGTGCGCTCTAGTCCCAGCGAAAAGCCGCCGATGCCAGAGAACAGGTCAAGCACTTTCAGTTTTTCCATCACCCTAAACCCAACGCTTCCGCAACCTTGTCTTCATTCATAACGTCATCGCGGCTCATGTAGACGGCAGGGCCATCCAATACGGCCTTAAAGCCTTCGCCGTGGGCACGCTGCGCGTACCATTGGCCATGGTCGTTGCAGTTTATGTATGCGACCAGGTTCGACATTGAGCCGGTGTGACCTGCGTACATATGATACTGATTTCGGTAGTTGTTCAGAATGATGTGATTTGTGGTGGTCATTGGTCTGCTCCTTTGTTTGTTTTTACCATTTTAATACAAGGGCACATAATCATAATACAAACCCCTAAATTCAAAAAAGTTGCGTTCATTCGGGGTTGTCTTTCTCCTATTGGTGTTCGTGTAAACATTATGTTGACACCCGCGCCCTGTCAACATAATGTTTACAACATCTGATAACGAACAGAGTTCAACATGACCGATCAGGAAATACTGAACGCCTTGGAAGATCACTATAATGGGCAGACTGGATTGGCCGCTGAAATGACACGCCAATTTGGCAATGGCATCACCCGGCAACGCCTGTCTAATTGGCGGACGCGGGGCATTCCATACAACATGCGGGCCAGCGTGGTGCAGCTGTATGCTGACGCCTTTAAGCTGTCTCAAGATGATACGCTCAAACTAATGGTGCCGCCCAATGCCTAGTATACAATTTACCGTGCCAGGCAAGCCAAGCGGTAAAGGGCGCCCGCGCTTCTCCCGAAAGTCTGGCCGCGCCTTTACGCCTGCCAAGACACAATCCTATGAAGCCCAGGTTAAGCACTTCTGCGCCGAAGCAATGGGCAACATGCCGCCCATTGAAGGTCCGATCCGCGTCGAGATTATTGCCGTCTTTGCCAAAGCAAAAAGCTGGTCGAAAAAGAAAACCCGCGAAACCTATTGGCATACGTCCAGCCCCGACGCTGACAATCTGGCGAAGGTGCTGGATGGCCTGAACGGTATTGCGTGGGGGGATGATCGACAAGTGGCGCTGTTGCAGGTCTCTAAAATTTATTCCGACGATGGTCGCGAATATATGCAAGTATTCATTTCCGACATGGAGCAAAAAACAAATGAATGAACATGCTACCCTGAAAAAGAGTTTTCTTGCCGCCGCAGAAGACGCAAAGCTGCGCGAAACTGTCTTGCTACAGGCCCAGGCGCTCGTAAGTGGCGACAGAGAGGAACAATATGGCGACCCCTGTGAACATTTCACGCGGGTTGCTGTTATTTGGTCCGTGTTGCTGGATGTAACGATAAAACCAGAAATGGTGCCGCTTATGATGGCCGCGTTAAAGCTGGATCGTCTGGCCACAGACACCAGTCATGCCGATAGCGCCGTTGACCTGTCTGGTTATGCAGCACTAGCCCATGAAGTCGCAATGAGAAGGAATAGCAATGAGTAATCCGTTTGAAGATCATGGTCTGACCCATATCAGCGCCAGCCAGTTGAACACCTTTGCCGCCGAACCGGCTGTGTGGGTGCTGACCCATCTTATCGGGTTCAAATCTCCCCTTAGCCCACCAGCGGCCCGTGGTATATCGTCTGAAAGTGGTGTGCAGCATTTGTTGGTTCATCCAGACGCCCCTATACAGGACGGCATCGACGTGGCGCTGAAACAATACGACCGCATGATGGCGTTGAATAACAGCGAGAAGAAAGAAAAAGAGCGCAACGGCATTTCTGGCATGGTCGAAAACGGTGCCGCTGAATTGCGACAATATGGGGTGCCCAAATTTCCAGAAGAAGGGCAACAGTACATTGAGGCAAAAATTGATGGTGTTGGTGTTCCTGTTATCGGCTATCTGGATTTCGACTATCCTCAACATGGTATTATTGTTGATCTGAAAACAACGCTGCGCCTGCCATCTGTCATTAGCCCGACACATGCGCGGCAAGGCGCCATTTATTCCCGGTCCCGTGGTGATAATGTTGACATGCGCTTTGCCTATGTGACGCCAAAGAAGATTGGCGTTTACAGTCTGGAAGCCGACCAGTTGCGCGAAGCATGGAATGCTGTTGAACAGATTGCCCTTCGGATGCAGCGGTTCCTAGCACTGTCAAAAGACAAAGACGAACTGGCGGCGCTGGTGTGCCCCAATTACGAAACCTTCTATTGGAACGACGCAGTTTTGCGTGGTGCTGGTCGTGAACTGTATGGGTTTTAATAGTCGGGGAAAAGCCCCCCTGATTTTTAGGGAGACTTTTTTCCAAGACATTTAACAAAGTCATTCATTAGGCAATTTCATGCCAAAAGAGTAACGGTCAAATATGAAAGGAAATCAAAATGGCCTTTATGGAAACAACGAGCGGCGGCGGCGCCTTTAACCCGTTTATAAAGTATAATGCTAAGGCAGGTAGATGGTATTCAAAGCGAGATGACAGCACAGACACCGAAGAATTTGAAGTGTCTGATATGACTGCCGTGGTCGACCTAGAGCGGCTGCAAACCGGCTGGTTCCTGTTTGAAGCTGGCACGGCTCCGGCCCGCGTCATTGACGCTCAAATGGGTGTGGCTGGCGAGAAGCCAGGCGGCAACTTTAAGCGCGGGTTTCAGTGCCTGTTCTTTAGCCCCAAAAACTTTCCGTCTTCTGGCGTGCGGGAATTTTCGACAACAGCGAGCATTGTTATTGAAAGTTTCAATAATCTGCACACCGAATACGCAAACAATGGCAGCGGCAAGCTACCTGTTGTAAAGTGTATTGGCGTTGACCCGATCACCAGCAAGCACGGCACCAATTACCAGCCGAAGTTTGAAATCATTGATTGGGTGGACCGTCCGGCTGAACTTGACAATGCCACGATGGAAAGTAGCAGCGCACCTGCTACGCCCGCACCATCCGCCACAAGTGACGCCGGGCACCAGCCCCCACCAGCGGTAACTTCTGCACCACCAGCAGCGGCAAGTCCTCCCGCCGCTGACGATGGAAACCTGTTCTAATCCCGACAGGTAGTGCAGCGCAGGGCGGCATTGTGCATGGTGCCGCCCTGCATTTTCTTGAAACAAAGGGGGGAAGATGTCTCAACAAGCAGAAAGAATACAGCCTGACCTAGACGTAATGCTGGATCATTTAGACCGGCATTTTGGCAACATGACGGAAGGCAAGATAGAGATTGCGACGGGGAAGAAGCCGACCCAAGCGCAGTTATTCGGTCTGGATCAAATAGAAGATGCCGCCGAATATGCCTACAAGGAGAATTTAAAGGGCAACAATGTCTATTTTGGCGTAGCCCCGCGCAAAGAAGATATTGCGCCATTTGGCCGTGCGCCTGACGCTGATTGTTTGCCCGCGCATCATGTGTGGGTTGATCTAGATGATCCGGGCAGCGCAGAGAAGGCAGCGGAGCGGCTAAAGTCACAAGATGTCAACCTGGTGCCGTCCTATAGCATAATCACTGGCAGGCACCCGCATGTTCGCGCACAGTTCTTCTTTGAATTAGAAGAACCGCTCAACAATCCGTCCGACATTACGGAAGTAAACAAGCGCTTGGCCTCAAACTTGGGCGGAGACAATGCCGTAACCAATATTTCCCGCGTTATGCGCGTTGCCGGTTCTGTCGCATGGCCAGTGAAAGACGGCCGCGTTCCAGAACAAACTAAATATCAGAGCCAATCTGTCCAGCCGTATAGCGTGGACAGAATAAAGCGCCTGATGCCCGCTCCTGCCCCTGTAACGGCTAGTGGGGCAGACGTAGCGCCTGTTAATGAGGGTAATGTCATTAAAATGCCTTCCGGGCCTCTAGGGGGCATAGAGACGGTCATTGATGGCCGTGAAGAATATATGCGCGATTGCGTCGAAGCGGCATTCATCGAGGCCGTTGGTCGTGCTGGTGCGACAGACGTTGTAAATGCGCAGACTGTTTTTGATCTGGCGTGGCCAATCTTTTCAACAAAGGTCGATATGACCCGCCCCGGACATAACACGCCCGAAGAAATGCAGTACAAGTGCAATAAGATCATTGAGCGTTTCACCCAAGGCCGTTTGCCTGACCTGCCAGACATTGACGCCGTTAAAAAGGCGTGGCTGGTGAAGAACCCGCCCGATCATTCACCAGAAGAAGTGATTAAGCGTGCCGACGAAATGGAACGCCTGTTTCCGCTGACGCATTTGCGCGACGTAACCAACTTGGCGGACGTGCCACAATTGGTGCGCGGCACTTTGACGGAAGGCGGCATGTCGGTTATTTACGGCGATAGTAACGTCGGGAAATCTTTTTGGGCGCTTGATCTGGCCATGTGCGTGGCCACTGGTGCCCCGTGGTGTGGCCATCAAGTCGTGCAAGGCGCTGTCGTGTATGTCGCAATGGAAGGTGGCGGCACATTCCAGAATAGAATGCTGGCGTGGAAGCGGAATAATTCGTTTTCAAAAGACGCCCCGTTTGCCGTCATTCCCGCCAGCGTCAATATGCTCAACAGTGAAGATGAACCCGCCATGTTGCTGGCGACGATCCGCGCCTATGAAAAAGAAATTGACGTGCCTGTACGTCTGGTCATTATTGACACCCTGGCGCGTGCAATGGCTGGCGGCAATGAGAATGCGGGGGAAGATATGGCGCAGATTATCCGTAATACCGACGCCCTGCGCACCGATAGCAACGCCCACGTCATGCTCGTGCATCACACAGGTAAAGATCAAACCCGTGGCGCCCGTGGCCATTCATCCTTGCGTGCTGCAACCGATACTGAAATTGAGTTGGAACACGCAGGTTTTGCCGATTTTGTTCACGTTAATGTGAAGAAACAGCGCGATTTAGAAGGCGGGCAATATTATTCGTTCAAGCTGGATATTGTACAGCTTGGCACCGACCAATATGGGGCAGAAGTGACATCCTGCGTGGTCATTCATACGAACAAGGCGAAAACGGAAGGCGAAACCGCCCCACGCCACGACTTGAGTCCGATGGAGCGCAAAGCTTTAGAGGCCATCACCGATACGCTGATTGAACGCGGCGAAATGCGAACAATTAAGCCGTCAATGCCCCAACTCAATACCGTTTCCCTTGAAGATGCCCGTATTGAAATGGAAAAGCGCGGAAACCTGTCACAAAATCCGAAAAGCGCCAAGGCCGCATGGTCAAAGGCCAAGAACGCCTTGAAAGATGCCAACCTTATATCCGAATACAACGGGTTGGTGTGGCTCATAAAAGATAAGATTTGACCCTATACACCAACTAGTAGAGAAAGGTGAAACGCCATGAAAAACCCGCACGCCCATGAAATCGACAAGCACGTCGGCGCCCGGATCAAACAGGTAAGGCGTGACCGTGGCATATCTCAATCTGACTTGGCTGACAGACTAGGCATTACATTTCAACAAGTGCAGAAATATGAAAACGCCAGCAACCGCGTTTCAGCGGGCAAGCTGTCGATGATTGCCAGCATTCTCGGTGTAAAGGTCTCTGACTTTTTCCCCGGCAATGCCCCCGCGCCAAGGGGCGGCAAGGTTTCCCGTGGCGTTCTTTCTATCGCCAATTCAATCCGCAAAATTAGCGACCCGGACGCGCAGGAATTGGCGTTAAGTGTCGCCCTCGCGTCGGTTGATGCTGTGCGCAAGGCGCAATAAAGATAGCCCCGGCATACCGTCTGGCGTGCCGGGGCATCTTCTACCTGTCGAGCAATTCACCAATTGCTACCATGACGCCTGCTATCCGGCGTCTTTTTTCCCTAAGTCCAGCGCCGCTTCCGCGACCTTAACCGCTGCATCGTGGCACTTCATAAACAACAGCATCCGCGTCATCCATTTGGGTATGGGCACCTCGCCATTCTCCCAGCGCCGCACAGTGCGCATATCAACGCCCACATGCCCGGCAAATTGTTTTTGTGTCATGCCCAGTGCCGTCCTGGCGTCGTAAATGTCGTCCGGTAATGTTACTGTATTCATCAGACATCCCCTGCGTATGGCAATTCGATTTGTTCAAGCTGGTCTGCTAAATCATCCAGCCTGGCGGCGATGCCGTGCAATTCTGTATGACGCCAACACAATTCCCGCATGGCATCCAGCCTGTTTTCCGTTTCAATATACTTGCCCCGCAATTCTGTGACGCTCTGGCGCAAATATTCTTTCTCCGTTTCTGTCTTGGGTGGTTCGCCCCGGTGGCGCTCATAGTTTTCTCGTCGTGTTTCAGTCATTGGTCTTTCGCCTTCCAGTTTGGTGGTCATTGGATGCTCCATTTATTTGTTGCGGGTGGTTTAGGCGGCAGGATAGATCAGGTCGCCGTTTTCATTGCGTGTTGTGCCGTCTGGCACCTCGATCACGCCCAGTTCGTCACCGTCGTTCAGATGGTCTATGGCGTCCTGATAGTCGCCTTGCTCTACTTCCATTCCAGCCTGATCCATCCGGTCCTTTAGGTAGTCGATATGGTCGGCCATTGCTTCCGCTTTGGTGTCGCGGATTTCGTCATGCCAGATGCCAGCGATTGAGAATGTATATTTCATTTTTCTTTCCTTCTGTTGTGGTGGATTAAACAGCCCAGCCGCGAGCAATCGCCCCAGCTTCAATTGCATCCAGTTTTGCGATACGTTCAGCCAGAATAGGTGCTGGATGACGGGTGCCGTGGCCTGTCTCGTAGTACCCCCGCGCCTCTGCCATCGTCCACCACTGGCACCCTGCCTTCACCCGGATGCCATAATGGTGACTTACAGCAAAGAATTCGTGATGGTCAATCGTGCATCCGGCAGAGAAAATGCCTCTGGCCC